AGACGAGCAAATTCATCAGTGGAATATGCTTAGAACAATGGCGGTTTATGTTTTACAACCGCACTTGAAAAAAGGAAAAAATATTAAACCTTCTGACATATTAAAGCTTCCGATTGATAAACAAAAAAATCAGTTAGAAGACTTAGAAACAAGGAGAAAAAAAGGGCAATTTATTGTGAAAAAGAGAGAACTGCTTGCAAAAGAAAAAAGCAAAAATCCCCAATCTAGTAAATTGTCCCTATTTGACAAAGTAAAAAAATGAGGGGTAATGTATTACAGAAGGCTGAAAGTCCCTTAAACGCGACGAAAACAGCTTTAAAACGAGTGTAACAAATTGACTAAAATGGCTTAAAATGGCTGGAAAAAAGAGCATAAATATCTTCCTTGGACTTGACGCTTCACGCTTTGAAAAAGGCTTAAAGAAGGTCAACAGAAAGTTAACGCAAGCAGGAAAAAATTTCCAAAGAATTGGGAAGTCAATGACAACTTCTGTAACGGCTCCGCTCGTTGCAATGGGAGCTATAGCTGGAAAAACTTTTATGGACTTTGAACAGTCAATGTTAAAAGTTAAAGCAATCTCAGGGGCTACTGGTGAAGAATTTAAAGCCCTGGAACAAAATGCAAAAGCATTAGGTTCTTCAACAATGTTTACCGCTTCACAAGTTGCAGGTCTTCAATTAGAATTATCAAAATTAGGTTTAACACCTCAGCAAATAAATGCTTCAACAGAAAGCATTTTAAATTTAGCCCAGGCAACAGATTCAGATTTAGCCCAGGCTGCAGAAGTTGCTGCAAAAACAATGCAGGCTTTTGGCTTGCAGGCAACGGATATGACAATGATAACTGATGTAATGGCGGATTCGTTTAGTTCGTCGGCATTAGACTTAAATAAATTTGAAACTGCAATGTCAACTGTTGGGCCTGTAGCAAAAGGGGCCGGAGCAGACTTGCAAGAAACAACAGCAATATTAGGCGTCTTGGTTAATAATGGCGTTGACGCTTCAACAGCTGGTACAGCCTTAAGAAATATCTTTTTGGATTTAGCTAAAGAAGGTATGACGATGGGTGAGGCTATGGATAAAATAAATAATTCAACAAATCCATTAGCTGTTTCAATGGAATTATTTGGAAAACGTGGTGCAACAGTCGCAACAGTTTTAGCAAATAATGGAAAAGCTATTGAAGAATTAAATCAAGATTTTAGAGATTCCCAGGGCGAAGCAAGTCGAATGGCTGCAATAATGGATTCAGGGCTTGGTGGTTCATTAAGAAAATTATTAAGTCAATTAGAAGGCTTAGCAATACAAATAGGCGAAAAGTTGGTTCCAATATTTTCAGATATTATTGGCTTTGTTAGTGGCGTGATAAATAAATTCACTTCGTTAGATGAAAACACTAAAAATATAGTGATTACTATTGGGATAATGGCGGCAGCAATAGGACCATTAATTTCATTAATAGGAGGGCTAGCCACCGCATTTGCTTTTTTAAGTACGCCAATGGGAATAACAATTATGATAGTAGCAGCACTTGCTGCAGCATTTGTTTATGTGTTAGATAATTGGGAAGCATTAAAAGAAAGGTTTACAGACATTAATTGGTGGCGAAATGCTTTAATTGATATGGTATCATTTTTTATTAAATATAATCCATTCAGTGCATTAATTGAAGCCTATAATTATGTAATGAAATTTTTCGGTCAAGAAGATTTAATGGCCGATAATCTTTTTATGGATTTAGCCGATTCGTTAGAAGAATTAAAAGGAGAAACAAAAGAATATGCTAATGAGTTTGGCTCATTCGGTGACGCTATAACAAACGCAATGAATAAAGCTAAAAATGCTATTTCAGGGGTAAGCAATGCTTTAGGAATTGGACAAAAGAAAACTGGCACAACAACTACCCCAACACCTCAAGGAATGATGGGTCCCCCAGAACCACCTAAGTGGATGACAGACCCTACACCTATTGAATCTTTTGCTGATAAATATAAAAAAGCAATGGATAAAATAGGGGAATGGACAAGCCAAACATTCGGCCAAATTGGTCAAATCATTAGCCAGCATTTCCAAAATAAATCTATGCTAATTGAGCAAGATTATCAAAAACAATTAGATTCTATAAATGCTTCAACTTTAAGTGAGGAAAATAAAGCAAAAGCAATAGAAGATTTAAATGAAGCAACTGCAAAGAAAAGAAAAGAATTAGCGAGAAAACAAGCTATTGCAGACAAAGCATATCAAATATTTCAAGCGACTATTAACGTAGCAGCTCAAGTTGCTGCGACTTTAGCAAATCCTGCTTTAGCAACTGCAATAGGTATATTAGGCGCCGCGCAAATTGCAACGATAGCTTCAACGCCAATTCCAGCATTAGCTGAAGGAGGTTTAGCGTTTGGAGAAACTACCGCAATTGTTGGAGATAACCCAAATGCAAGTGTTGACCCAGAAGTTATTGCACCGCTAAGTAAATTAAAAGAAATAATGGGCGGTGATATGCAAAAAATATTTGTTGAAGGATTGATTAGAGGCGAAGATATTTATTTGGTAAATACAAAACAAGAAACAAAAAATTTAAGATTTTATTAATGGCATTAGGTGGAATAAGAAGTCACGCTGAATTTAAATCAGACCAGGGCGTTCAATATAGGCTAAGGATTTACGATTCTGAACAAGTTTCAGATTTAAATTATGAGCTAAATGTTGGAGCTGAAGGATTTGTTTTAACATATGATGGAAGAGGAAAAAAAAGATATGAATTTATAAAAGGCTCAAGAGTAGACTTTGAATTAAATGTGCCCAACGCAGCTCATCCTATTCAATCAATGATTAATGACCTACCAACCTCAGAGCAAGGCCGTTGGAAATTATCCATTGAGGCTAGTGATGACGATGGAGTAACCTATGACCCTTTTTGGTATGGTGTTATAACTTCGGATGTAGTTGATAGAAAAGACATAAGCTACCCCTATTTTGTAAATTTAACAGCCGTTGACGGCTTAAGTTTATTGCGAGATGTGCCATTTAACAAAGAGGTTTATGATGGTGTCACAGGTAGCCCTACAACGCTTTATTCATTTGTCAATGTCATTATAAATATGCTTAAATATTATAATCCAACGAGCGATTTTTTTACAACTGGAGACAACTTTTTGTATGAGCATGTTCATTGGTATGAGGATTCAATGCCTCATGCGGCAGCTGATGTTAGCCCTTTAGAAAACGCTGCAATTTATCCCAATGCTTTTATGGGATTTGAATTAAATGATGACAATGAAATATTAAGCACCAACCCCATTACAGCTTATGAATGCTTAGAGCAATTAATGAAAACCTGGGGCTGTAAAATATTCCAATCAAATGGGTATTGGTTCATGTGTCATTCAGAAATGTATGCGAATTTAGACACAATAAATTATTATCGTCGTTGGGATATTGGCTTTACAAAATTAGGTTATGGAACAAGTTCGGCCGCCGATTATAGGGTTGACATGGGGGCAGCCACTGATGGGCAACCAATTGTAAAATTATCAAATGGGATTTATTCATTTTTGCCTAAACTTTTTGAAGTTAGAGCAAGATATTCTAATTGGACAACAAGTGGACTTTACGGAGAATTAATTGACCCTTTACCAAATTGGCCAGGAACTTCTACGGCAACAGGCCTTTTAAACGATTTAGGCTATGTTGTAGCAGCTTCTGGGAGTGGGATTAATATAACGCATAGAATTCAATATAAACTTGAATCTGGGGCTTCTAGTGGGGTTTATGACGTTTTGGCGGTTAAGTATATGTTAAAGGTTGGAAGTTATTATTATAATGGTTCCACTTGGACAACAACAGCTTCTTCATTTTCAACTCCAAGCTTATTTATTGAGCCTTATGTTACAACGGAATATCAAGATTTTGGAGGCTATCCTCAATTTAGTCATCAAACACCAGATTTTCCAGCATCAGGGAATGTATATTTTCAAGCTTTTAAATACGAAAGCGCCTGGGCTTATAATAACTTTGCAGATGATTATGATATGAGAATATTGGGAAATACGGCTTCATATCCTTCATTTGTTCAATTAACTGTAAATGGAGCTTTAAATGCAGAACGAACTTTTTCTTCTTCAAATAGTTCAACCATTGCAAATTCAGTTGAAGATTTAGGCGAAGTTTTGTGCGGAGATGGGCCAACAACTACAGCTCCAAGTTGGGGACGAATTAGAATTTACGATGGTGCTTCTTGGCTTAATACAGTCGAAGAAAATTGGCAGGCTTGGGAAACAGGTACAGAGTCTAGAATTACAACAATTTTATGCGAACAAATATTATCAGGACAAAATGAATTTACGCCTTTAAATCAATACAATTTGGTTTTAACAGGAACAACCGCAAAAACGTTTAGCCCTGCAAAATGCATTAGAGATACAACAAATGGCAATGATTTAATGGTAACAAATGGCTATAAATTTATTGCAAATTTCGATGAAATTCAGGGTGAATTTTGGAAAGCCACTTCTGATTTTACTGACCTAACAAATACACAAAACACTATAACGCAAGGGGTAATAGATACCCCAAATGATTTATTTTAAATGAGAGGACTTTACCGAAATATAACGGAAATAACAAAGACAACTTCTGTAATAGCTGAAGGAAGTGCAACGGGTTCATTTGATTGTGACGCATTAACAATACCATTAAGTGCTGGGGAATTAATTGTTATAAATGCAATAAATGGCGAAACCGTACAATTAACGCTAAGTGCTAACGCTGCAATTGGTGATAGAACAATTTATTTTGAAACAAGTATTGGAGGCTCTTCTATTGAATTTAAATCGCCAATAAGTGTTGGGGCTTCTGTAACATTAATGACAACAGATATAGCTAAACAAGGCCGAAGAAAAAACCAAATGTATATCTCATTTTCAAGTCAATTTGGAGCTAGTCAATATTGGACAACATTTTCTTCATCAGGTATTAGCAACCACTCTTGGAATTATGTAACTACAAGCACCGGCAAAACAGTAGGAACCAGCACAATTACAGTTCCAACCGCACAGCAAGCAATGGGCATAATAATCCCATTTGATTGCACTTTAATTGGCTTTTCTGCAATATGTTATAGGGTTGGCGATTTTCAAAGTGCTGTTGGTTTATTTTGTGGAACTCCATTATATAATGATTTTGGAACTCAAAACTTTACATTGAGAGCATATGCAGCCGCCGATAATTCAGCGGGTCCAGATTCAAATTATAGTCAACGACCTGTAAAAGCTGAAGACCTTTCAAGAAGCTTTGAATTAAGTGCTGGCGATATTATTTTGCCCGCTTTTAATAGTGTAACAAATGACACGGGAAACTTAAGAGTTAGCTACCAAATTGTTTTAGAATATCCTTTACTATAAAAAAATGATACAAGAAGAAATAGACCAATTAGCGATAGATATTAAAGACGCAATGTTGTCAGGTGATTATGAAAAAATAGTCACTATTTTAGAATTGATTATTAAGCATATTAATGAATTAGAAAAATGAAAAATATTATTAAAGAAAATGCGGATGTTTTGGGGTTAAATGGATTGACTTTAAGCATAAGCTTTTCAGCTGTTGAACAAATCCTTCAAATATGTTTATTAGTTATTTCAATAGCATATACAATAGACCGATTTTTATATTATAGAAACAAAAGAAAATAATGGAACAAATATTTGAATTAATACAGCAATATGGACTATCTATGGTTTTACTTATTGGAAGTCTTTATGCCTTATATCAATTTACTTTTTTTAGCATTAAAGAAGTTAAAGTTGGCTTTGAAAAAAGACATGAAGCATTGCATGAACAAATGAATGATGTTAAAGAAAAATTGAATATAATATTAGAATTTATTAAAAGCAAAAAATGAAACTAGAATTAAATCTAAATACGGTGATTCAAGCTATTAGTATAGCTTTGCTTTGTTGGTGCGGGTCTACATTGTATAGATTGGATAAGGATAGCCAGCTTGTTGATTACAGAATACAGCAAATAGAGAATCAGACATTTCACAACGATTGCAAGTGGTGCAATCATAACCACCCAGAACATGGTAAGGTAAATATTCAAAAGAACAAAATTTGGTAATTAAAAAGAAAAAATAATGGCAAAAGGCGTAGGGTTTACTTTTAGAAAAAAACCAAAAGTAAAAAGAAAAAATAGACATTCAAAAAATTTAAGTGCTTCCCAAAGCCCTAAAAAATATAAAGGTCAAGGAAGATGAAATTAGAAACTTGGAAACGTAGTTTAGAAAATTATAAAGAAGATAGTATGAGCTTAAAATATTTCACTTTAGAAGAATTTGATTCTCCAGACTCGCCTGGTTCTGGAAAGCATATGAAAAAAGAATTTTTAGAAATGATTGATTTAGCAAGAGGATTGGCGGGGATTCCTTTTAAAATAAATTCAGGCTTTAGAACACGAGAACATAATTCAATTGTTGGAGGGCGAATTGGTTCTTCTCATTTGGCTGGTTGTGCTGCTGATATTAGTTGTACAAATTCAGGAAATAGAGCATTAATTATTAAATCATTAATTGACGCTGGTTTTACTCGTTTAGGCATAGCCTCATCGTTTATTCATGTTGATAATGATATTACAAAAGAAGACGCGATATGGCTATATTAGGAAGCATTTTAAGCGGTTTATTTTCAAAAGCTGACTCAATCATCGACGAATGTATTACAAGCAAAGAAGAAAAGCTTATTTTAAAAAATGAGTTTCAAAAAATAATACAAGAACAAGAGGCTTTAATAGAACAAGAAATAACAAAAAGATGGGAAGCCGATATGAATTCAGATTCATGGCTTAGTAAATCAATACGCCCACTTGTATTGGCTTGGCTAGTTATTTCAACCACCCTTTTAATATTTGTAGACGCTGGAGTTATTACTTTTGTTGTAGCAGATAAATGGGTTGACCTATTGCAAATTGTTTTAATTACATGCATAGGGGCTTATTTTGGGAGTCGTGGGCTTGAAAAAATAAAAAAATAATGGAATTAACAGGGCGAGAAATTGGGCTTATTAAAAAGCTTAGAAATGATTCAAGAAGAATTTTAGTGGTTGGCGATTTACATGCCCCTTTTATTCGTGAAGGTTATCTAGAGCATTGCCAACAAATATTTGAAGAATATAATTGCAATGAAGTTGTTTTTATTGGTGATTTAATTGATAACCATTATTCAAGTTATCATGAGCAAGACCCTGACGGTTATGGGGCCGGTGAAGAGTTAGAGAGAGCAATAGCCGCTATTCAAACCTGGGCGAATGTGTGGCCGAAAGCAAAAGTTTGTATTGGGAATCATGACGCAATTATAAGCAGAAAAACATTTTCAAGCGGCATTAGTAAAAAATGGGTTAAAGAATATTCAGATGTTTTAGGCGTGCCTGGTTGGGAGTTTGCTAATGAGCATATTATTGATGGCGTTTTATATACGCATGGAACTGGCTGCTCTGGCAAAGGTATTACTAAAAGAGTGCGAGAATGGCAAACGTCAATTGTTCAAGGGCATATTCATACAGAGGCGTTTGTTGATTGGTATTGCAATAAAGATAAAAAATTATTTGCTGTTCAGACTGGTTGTGGCGTAGATGATAGAAGTTATGCAATGGCATATGCCAAAAATTTTACTAAAAAATATATAGTTTCTTGCGCTGTAATTTTAGACAATGGCAAGTTGCCAATTGTTTTACCTATGGAATTAGATTGATTCCTATTGTGGCCGCTCGGCCATTTGTTTTTTTTGTGTTTGGAACCTCCTGGGATAGTATTCTGGGAGGTTTTTTTTGACACTTTTTTGACTTTCTAATTTAAAAAATGACGTTTTTAAGCCTTAATTATTTAGTTAAATATTAAAAAAATAGCGTGATTTTAACTACAAATGATAAAAATTTTCAACAGTGTTCTATCTAGTAAATCAAAAAAAAACAAGCATTTTGAAAAAAAAAGTTAAAAAAAGTTAACAGCATATTGTTTTTATATTATCTTTACCAAAGAAATTAACAAACACAAAAACACAATTATGAAAACAAAAATTAAATCAACAAGAACTTTCGGAGTAGAAATTGAAATGCTAGTTCCAACAAGATTAAGCCATACAGGCATTTGCGCTATATTAAATGAAGTTAATATTCATACAACATATGAAGGTTATACCCATAGAGTAATGAGCTCTTGGAAACTTGTAACTGATTCTTCTTTAGCAAGCGAAAGAGGATATAGAGCATACGAATTAGTTTCACCTATATTACAAGGTCAAGAAGGTTTAGACCAATTAGCAAAGGTTTTAGAAATAATAACTTCAGCTGGTTGCAAAGTAAATTCTTCTTGTGGTTTACATGTGCATGTAGGAATAAATGATTACACAACAAAAAACTTAGTTAACTTAGTTAAGTTTTATGGAAAGCATGAAGAGGAAATTGATATGGTTGTTGCTCCTTCAAGAAGAAATTCAAGATGGTGCCAATCTTTAAACATTGATTCAATTTGGAATCGTTTAAATGCATGTGAAAATTTTAGCGATGTTGAAAATATCTTAGCAACAAGATATAAAAAATTGAATGTATTTTCTTTTAGAAGATATGGTACTATAGAATTTAGACAACATGGCGGGTCAACTGATGTAAACAAAATTTGTCAATGGGTTGTATTATTAACAAATATCTGTGACAATACAAAAAAGAAATCAACTATCCAAAGAACAAAAGGTGAATTCAAACATTCAGTGATTGATGTTTTTGGAAGAGGCCAAAACAGAAAAACAATGAAATTCTTTATGGATAGAGCAACCACTTTTGGATTTAACATTGAAGGTATATTTGAATTTGCAGTTGCAAACAGAAGAGTATGAGTGTTTGTTTGGAGACGTTTGGGGCTCGTTTAAGGGCTCCATTCGTTTTTTCTAAGCATTAATACTAAACTAAAAAGAAACTCAATTAAACACAATTAAAACACAAAAAAATGAATACAACACAAAAAACCTACTATTTAGCTTATGGAATGAATACAAACAAAACTGAAATGGCAAGAAGATGTCCAGCAGCTATTCCATTAGGAAAATTAACTTTGCCTAACTATCAATTTGTTTTTAGAGGCGTTGGAGATATTTTGCCAACAAATAATCCTAACAAATTTGCTCAATGTGTATTATGGGAAATAACGCCTCAATGTGAATTGGCTTTAGATAGATTAGAAGGATTCCCGCGGTTTTACATTAAAGAATATTTTAATCTAATATTCCAGGGGGAAATTATTAAAGTAATGGTTTATAAAATGAAGCATGAAAGTTATCAATTGCATGACCCTTCATATCATTATTGGCAATGCTTAGTGAATGGATATAAAACTTATGGTTTACCAATTGACCAATTATTTAGAGGATTACCTTACAATTCAACATTTAAAAATCAATGGGAAGTAGAATATTCAGATATTCAAAAAATTAAAAACAAACGCCGCAAGCAAAATATTCAGAAAGCTATGTGGAAAAATATTAACTTTTAATAATAAAATTATGGATTTAAAACAACAAAGAAAATTAGGAATGATTTTAGCTCAATTAGAAGAGGTTGACAGGCTAGCCTTATTAACTTATATTGAAACGCTAGAAACTCAATTAGAAGAGCCTAAAAAGCTATTCAAGAAAGTGAATAATGAAGCTATTGAAACTTCAGCTTTAGAATCTACAACAAAGCCTTATGGTTCTAAGTTTTTTAGTGAAGAAGAAATTCACAATGAAATGTTTAGAGTAAATCAAAATAAAGTATTTATTAATGAATCAAATATTAAATATCATTTAACTAGCATTTCACAACTTTTAAATCTTCAGGAGCCTATTTATAAAGAGCTAAGAAAAAAAGCAATAATTAATTTACACAATTCAAGATATGCAATACAAAACAACGCTTAATTTTTATGAACGTTTTCAAGTTAAATACGAAGGACATGTTTACCATTCTACTAAACCAAAAGATTTAGTTATTGAAATGAGAGGTGAATGTTTTATTCCAAGTGAAAATGTTCATGATTTTATGAAAGAATTTAGTGCTAGATGTTATATGTGGGACTCAAGCATTATTCGATATGATTCTGAAGAGAATTTTGTTGAAGATTTATTAACCACTGATTTTATAGAAATTATTAATTTAAACTAAAAAAAAATGATTAAAAAAGGAATCGTTACAAATGTCCAAGCAAATGGAACATGGGAAGGAAATTATGGCTTAATGTATAAATATGAAGTTTCATTTGATAATGGTGATTCAGGCGAATATTCATCAAAAAGTGAAAGTCAAGATAAATTCATTAAAGGGCAAATAGCTTATTATGAATTTTCAGGAGGGAAATATCCTAAAGTTAAGCCTCAGTCAAAAGACTATGCAGAAAGCGTTTTAATAGCTTCTAACGGCACTTCATCAAATTCTAATGGTAATGCTAAAGATTTGATAATAGCTCGCCAGAGCTCTTTAAAATGCGCCGTAGAGTATCATATTGCTAATGGTGGTAATATTGCTGAAATATTAGAAACAGCTGAAGCATTTACTCAATTTGCTATTGAAGGCAAAAAAATAGAGTCTAATAAAATGACAACCAGCGATTTACCATTCTAATATGAAAATTGATAATTTTAATTGGTATAAAAATGGCATCAACCTGGGGCTTTACTATGAATGTGGCCCCAGGGAAGTTGGAATTTTAGACTTAAAAAATGAAAGATGGAATGTTAAAGAACTTCCACCTTTAGATGATAAATTAAAAAAAGAATGGTCAATTAATTTAAAAAATGTTGAAGTGCCTAAAATAGCTAAAGATTTAAGTTTGAATAAATCATTTGTAAAAAGTGAAAATCATTATGGGAATTTAAGTTATTACGGAACTGAAAAAGAATTAGTAGATTATCTTGACCAATTAATTGATTTAGGAATTAAAATTATAGGAATCGATGAACAAAAAAATTAAAAAAAAGGTTGACGATATATTATATAAAAGTCACAAAATTAGGGTAGAAGCTTGCGGCACTGATATAAGCAAAACAGCGAAAAAAGAAGCTATTAGACGCTCAAGACAATTATTAAAACAAATAAAAGATTTAGATTCAAAAATTTATAACATTTTAAAAGCAGAATTCGATGAACAATAAAGAATTAAAACAAATTGTAAAGCATACAAGAGAAGAAAACATGATTAACATTATTAATTCAGTTAGCTACGTTTTAAAAATAGACAAAAAAGAAATTTATAGTAGCTTAAGATTAAGACATTTAGTTGACGCAAGAAGAATTTGTTATGTGTTAATTAGAGAATTATACCACTATCCATTGCTTACAATTTCAAAACATTTCAAGAAAAATCATGCTACAATTCTTCATCAAATGAAAGTGCATGAAACATTAGTTAAATTTGACAAAGCTTATCAATCTAACTTTTTAGAAATTAAAAATATGCTTGTAGATGATACTGGCTTTAATAGTCAAAAAGTTTTACTTAACGAAAAGGCATATTATTTAAATAAACTTAATGAAATAAATGATAAACTTTTAGAGAATGAATAGAATTAGAGTTAAAAAAAATAAAAACTTTACCACGATAAATAATGAATTCATTTTTAATAAAAGTCTATCGTTGAAAGCTAAAGGGTTAATGTGTCATTTATTAGCATTACCTGAAAATTGGAAACTTTACGTTTCAGAAGTTATTTCTTGGCATAAAGATGGGCAAAGAGCTGTTTATTCGGCAATGAATGAATTAATTGAATTTGGATATATTAAAAGAGAACAAATAAGAGAAAGTGGAAAAATTAAAGGATATGATTATACAGTATTTGAAAAACCGTATGTGCAAAACGTACATGAAGAAAACGTTCATGAAGAAAACGCACAGCTATTAAATAAGAATAATAATAATAACTTAATTAAAATAAATAACAATAATTATATAGAGTTGCTTGAAGAATTAGGAATCAATATTGAAGCCTGGTTATATTGGAAGGAATATAGAAAAGAACAATTTAGAATTTCTTATAAGCCTATGGGAGAAAAAGCAGCATTAAAAAAGTTATTGAGATTATCAAATAATGATAAGCAAAAGCAGCTTAAAATTATTGAGCAATCAATTGAAAATGGTTGGAAAGGTTTATTTGAATTAAAAAATGTTAAACAGAGCAAAGTTCAAAATTCATTCGAAATTTGGCAAGAAGCTCGCAACATAATAAACAATGAATAAAAGTGAAAAAATATTTTATAGGTTTAATACAGACCAAAAACAATTAAAATTAGATTGTGTTGATTTAATAAGCAAAACTTATTTAGAATTAGGCCAAAGACCAGAAAAGGAATCAGTTGTTTTAATGGCTCAATTATTGTATGACGATTTAATTAATTACTATGGAGGTTTAACATTTGATGAAGTTAAATTTGCATTTGCAAAAGGAACTAGAAATGCCGATGATGGCCCAAGCTGTTTTGTAAATGTTCGAACCTGGAATTTATGGTTAAAAGAATATAAAAAGAAAGCGCAATTAAAAAGACAACAACAACAATTAACAGAATTTGAAAATTATAAAGAACAACAAAAGCAAATAGCTGAAACAATTAATAAAGCAAAACGATTAAAATAATGAAAGAAATAATTATAATAGCATTAATTCTTGGAGTAGCAAATACAGCATTGTATTTATATTTTGAATACAGAGAAGAAAAATGGGAAGACGAATACATTAAAAGAAATAATGGCGACGAGACCAATTTATAGTGCAATAGTTTATTTTCAATATAATTCTATGAAATCATTGAGGGCTAAAATCAATGAAGGAAAAATAGAATGTTTTATAACAACACAAGATTTAATTGAATTAAATAAAAACAGTGTGATTATAAATAAGATAAAGAAACAAATTAAGCAAATCAAGAATATTAATATCAAAATAGTAAACACAAAAATAATTGACCAACATGGATTCACAACAGACAGATTTTAAAAATATTTTATTAGAAGCTAATAAACTAATAAATGAAAATAGAGGCGAAAAAGAAAGGGAATATGGGCCAATGGAAGAAAGTATGGCTATTGCTGCAAAAGTCGCTTCAATCATTACAAAAAAAGAAATAACAACAGAAGATTTTTATAAATGTATGATAGCTTTAAAAATATCAAGGCTAGCTTACCAAACCAAACAAGATACCCTTTTAGACATATGCGGCTATGTTGCCGGATTAGATAACTTTAAAAACAGAAAATAATGATAGATTTTGATTATAAAAAATTGCTTGAAAAAGCATTATTACAAACAGGAGTAAAAGGAAGAAATGGTTTAATTAGACCATTAATAAACGAATCAATTAAAATAGATTTAGAGCAAGGTTTTCCAGTTATTACATTGAAAAAAGTATTATGGGAAAAAGCAATTGCTGAATTTTGCTGGATGTTTAATGGCTATTCAGATGTTGAGTACCTTAATAAAAATAAAATTTATTGGTGGAATGACTGGGCCAATGAAAATGGATTAATTGAAAAAAGCTATGGGCATCAATTAAGAAATTACAATGGTAATATTGACCAAATAAAATATGTAGAAGAAGAATTGAAACAAGAACATTCAAGGAGAGCTTACATGACATTGTGGAACCCTTCAGAGCTTAACGACCAGGCGCTGCCATGTTGTTACACTGGATTTAATTTTTATAAAGTAAATGGCAAACTGCATACAGTGATGAATTTTAGAAGTAGCGATATTTTTCTAGGGTTGCCTTTTGATATTATTGTTGGGGCGATGTTCGCACATTACTTTGCGCAAAAAGCTGGATTAAAAGTTGGGACTTTAAATTTATCAATTGCAAATGCACATTTGTATTCTGAGCATGAAGAGGCGGCACGTGAAACAATTAAAAAACAAAGCACTTATTGCACTGCAAAATTAAAGGCTAAAAAATGGGGAGATATATTAAATCCGGAAGACTTTAAAATTGAAAATTATAAAAGTAATGAGTTTATTAAAGCTGATTTAATATGTTAAAAGTTTCTATCAAGCAAATTGACCCTATTGAAATAACTTTAAATTCTAGGGGTAATATACTACAGAAGCACAAAAGCTTCTTAAATGGCTTCTAAATAGCCTTAAATTGAGTCTAAATTATTAACTAAAAACACTAAAAAAATGGAAAAAAACCTAATGTTTGAACTAATTAGAGGCTGGGCAAACCAGCGCGGAATTTATCAAAATGGCGATACTAAAACACAATGTTTAAAGCTATTTGAAGAGGCCGGTGAATTATCAAAAGCAATATTAAAAGAAGACCGAGAAGAATTCATAGACGCTATTGGAGATTGTGTTGTAGTGCTTGTAAACTTAGCCGAACTTGGAGGGGTATCAATTGAGCATTGTATTGAAACGGCTTATAACGAAATTGCAAATAGAAAAGGAAAAATGATTAATGGAACATTTGTTAAAGAAAAATAATAATACAAAATTTGTGACCTGCTCCCCTTACAAATTGGTAATGGGGTATGAATATTCAATAAAGTGGGACAGAGAAAAATCAAATTATAAAAAAAGAAAAAATAAATAAATTATGATATTTGAAGCAACATTTAAAGGGATACAAGAAAGACCAAGCAAACATGGCGGCATATTTTACTATATGTTTTTTACTAATGAAAATGGAGAAAGCATGCGTGTTAATGCATATCCAAAGTTAAGGAATTTTAAAAATTGGCGACCGTTTTTAACTATGACAAGAGGAGCTAAAATTGGAGGACTTAAAAAATTAAAAGGGTATGACAACCTAATTGACGGGAATAGCCAGCCAATAGTTCTTAAAGAAGTTAAAATAAATCAATTAGAAATAAAGCTGTGAAAAAACCAACAGTCACAAAATTAAAAGCTAAAGCTGACAAATTATTTAGCGAATATATACGAAGAAGATTTGCAGAATTTGATGGCTTCGTCTCTTGTTTTACCTGTGGAGTTAAAAAACATTGGAAAGAACAACAGGCGGGCCATTTCGCTAGCCGGCGTCATATGTCAACAAGATTCGATTATAAAAATGTTCAAGTACAATGCCAGGCCTGTAATATTTGGAACCAGGGTCAGCAATGGAAATTTGGACAGTATTTGGATTTAACTTATGGCCATGGAACAGCAGAAGAATTAATGCAAAAAAGTAAAGAAATAAATAAAATGTCAAGAATAGATTATGAAATATTAATAGAAGAAATAAAAGAAAAATTGAGTGAGTTAGATTAACATTTGGCTGTTAGCAATAACTATCAATAAAGCTTTAAAATTAAAATTGAAATAATTATATTAGGCACAAGAAAAAAAGGAAATGAAAAAAACAGTAATATTTGAAGGGGGAGTTAATAAAGTTTCAACATTATCAGATGGCTCATTGAGTATTAATATTCACACTCAAGAATTGCCGGAGGAAATAATGATGAGAATATTTCAATTAAGAAAAAAACCTGGAATGGTTTTATTAAGCACTGACGATAAAATAACAGAGGAAGAATTAAAGGCAGTCGAAGAATTTACAACAGACTTTGAATTTACAGGAAAAACGCCCAGTCAAAGATTAAGGGCGGTAATGTATAGAGTTTGGGAAGGTTCACCAAAAGCAAAAGAATTTGAATTTAGTTTATGGTATGACGCGCAGATGAATAAAATAATTGAAAAATATAAAACGTTAATCGATGGCTTTAGCCACTAACCACCAAGTTATTTGGAAGCGAAAAGGAGAAGACCATAAGGACTTAGAATTAACTATTCCCCCAATTATTAATAGCGATATTGGGTTCCAGTTGATGTTTGGCGTTAGCACAAATTATTTATATGACAAAGAACAAGAAGAAAAGCATCATATGAAATGCGCTAAAGAAAGCGATTTAATGACTTTAGAGGACGTTTTAAGAAAGTTTAAATAGTATGAATAAATCAATAATAACCGCTTCATTAAAAGTGACCGTAGAGCTTAATGAAGAAGAATCAGCAGAAGAAGCAACGTTTAAGGCAACGGAACAATTATTAAATACAATTCAAGACTGGGTAGAAAATGAAATTCCGCCTTATATAGAATTTCAATTTAGTATTCCAAATGATATTATTAGCGAGATTAACCCTAAAGAATATATAAACTAATGCCGCATTTGCCTAAGCCGAAAGGCCATAAATGGATAGTAAAAACAAAGAGCAATCGCTATGGATATAAGGAAGAACATATTTCTAAGAACAATAAATTCTATAGTGGAAAAGCCTGGAAAGATTTAAGGGAATGGTGGATTAAGAATAACCCGCTATGTAAATGGTGCGAAGAAGAAGGAAAAATAGTTGAAGGAAAAGAGATAGACCATATAAAAGAAATCAATGATGGTGGAGAGATGTTAGACCCTGAAAACTTAATGACATTATGCTCTATGCACCATAGACAAAAGACTAATTGGGCGAAAGCTAAAAGGAATAGAAATGAAAACAAATAATAGTTATAATAGGGGGCGCATACAAATGATAAACGCATATCCTGGTACAC